AAAATGGATATAAAAATTCTTTATATGCGCCGGGGTAATCTCATAGGCAATATGCGTATGAGCGAGGGCAAGATAGCGGGAGTAATTTCTTTCAGGCTTGCAAAAGCCCATGTTATACATATTCATAGAAATTGTAATAACTGCGTTAAAAAATGCCTCTCGCGTTTAAATTTGACAATTGCAATCAGAATCGGGCTTGACTATATACATAAAAAATATATCGAGCTGCCGACAAATATACGCAATGAGATTATATATTCCTTAAAATATAGGCATGTCAACCAAGAAACATTAGGTCTTGTATTTGATGCCTTAAAAGAGAACGCGGCATGAAAAAAATACTTTTACTCATGGCTCTTGCCTTTATCCTGTTTTCATGTGATAATGGAGGTGTGGAAACAACAGAAACAAACCCGTTTATAGGGACATGGGAAGATGAGAACGAAGAATCAGGCGGTGTGCGCTATATTTTTACTAAAACAAACGTATCACAGTATGCGCTCCGTCAGACAGATCTTCTTATGTTTACAGGAACTTATGCCTATGATGATTCTTACATAACAATAAATACAAATTATAGACACGAAGATATACAGGATTTAGAAACATATCCAAATCCTTTTATTTGGCCTTATTCGATAGAAGACGATGTTTTAAGAATAGCTTTTGGTATAGTAAAAAAAATATCGCAATAGTTAATTTTTTATTGCGACAGCCCATATAGAAGTACCTGGTACTTGTGCCTTATACAATGTCCCGCTTGCCGCCGCTCCTGCTGAATTCGGCAAATTTATAAACCTTACTTTTCTTTCTCCGTTCCCTATTTGGAACCAAAATGGTGTTCCGACAGGTGTTTCACTAGAATAATAATAACTATGGTAATCTGTTATACGTATTGTAATTCCAACATAACTAATCGCACTAATAAATTCTATGTTCCTTATCCTTACACCGTCTATCTCTCCACCGTCAACTAAAAATGTTTGGTTGGTATAAAGGGGCAAACCAAGGAAATTATAAACCGCGTCTCTTATCAATGATACTGGTGTCCCTATCGCGTAGTTGTCTAATATGGGAAAACGTTGCATAGAATTGGGATCAGGTAATACCTGCAAATCTCCACAGTCAAGGTCTCCTGAAAAATACCCATCATTCGCTTCAATACGACCATGGAATCTACCGCTATCCGCTTCAATATCTCCACTAATTTCTACACCAGATGCTTTCAGTCTGCCATCAGCACTGACATGGAAACCCGCAAGATTTGTCCCGTTGTCAATCACCTGCCCTTGTGAATTTGCGGTAAACCTTGGGCCGCCGTAAATCGCGTTTTGAACTTGTATTAGTTTTGATGTTAATTCATCAATAGTCGCCTGCATCGCCATTATCTTTCGCGCAAATACAACGCTAAAAGCTCCGGGTTCTGCATCTTCGGTTATATCTCTTAACGCCCTCATGTAATAATCGGTATTTGTACTATTAAGCGGATCAAGCTGTTCCCAGCCGTTTTCAGTCCAGCGCAGGCAATAGTTCTTCTTCCAAATACTTGCGCCTTGTTCGCTTGGGCCTACATACGCGATATAATCACCTATTTTTGCTACTACATTGGCAGAATAATTATCTGTATGCTGTATGTATACAACATTGGTATTTGTGATTATAGCAGTCTTTCCCAGATACGTTGGGGCAGCTTGTCCTTGTTCTCCAGGAGCGCCATCTTGAACTTTGTTTATCGTAAGAATTTTTGCATAGACTTTACCTTCAAAGATAACTCTTACAGATATTGTATTTATAGTATCCAGTTGTGCGTTAGGCGATACCGTAATAACACCGTTATTATCTATTGTAACGCCGCCTGGCGCTCCAAAAAGCGACCATACTACATTCTCTCCCCGCCATGATAAATCTGTAACTTCCACAGTGCCTTTGAATAAAGTAGCTTTCATGGTAAACGGAAGCTGGCCTGGTTTAGGAATTCCGGTGTAGTCATAACTTATTGTTTCGCTGTCAGGACTGACATTCATGGTTACAGGCGCGACACCGTCTAGAACTTTGGTTATATTCAGGACACTTTCACGAACTATATTCTTATATATACCTCGGACAATAATTCTGTTTATGTCGTTATAATCCAGAGAATGTGCTATACGAATAACCCCGTTATCGTCTATTGTAACGCTTTCTAAAACGTCGGTATTGACCCAATTTGCCTCCTCTAAAGAAACCGGATAAACTCCCATCGGGTTGAATATATCCGTTCCCGATCCGGGGAAGGGTATTAGTTGTTCCTGGAATACATTTTTTGGGTTTGCGGATAATTCCCATCTTAGTAAGGAATTAACTCTATTTATCCAATCCAGAGAAACCGGATAAACTCCCATAGGACTGAATATGTCTATTCCCAATCCAGGAAAGGGTATAATTTGTTCCTGAAACGCGGCCTTTTTATTTATAAGATTGATAACCCGTGATACTCCAGCATAATAAGCGGCCTCATTTCTTATCGGAAACGCTTCCGGTTTTGGATCTCCGTATTCGTCGCATGGAATAGCGATACTTTCAGACTGTAAATCGACGGTAAATGCGTCTTCACCATCAAAAAGTACAGGAACGCGCTCCGCGTCCATCAGGGTAGTGTCATCATAAAGTCTGAATTCTATCCACTTCCACTCAGGGTTTATTGTTATCGATCCGGAATAAGTCGTTTCCGTAGTGTTTATGGAAGTCACATATACCAATGTTTTATCTGTCGCTACAGGTTTGCTGTTGCCGGTTCTTATCTGCTGGATACAGGTTATCGTTGGCGGATCAATAGTCATATTTTGGAGTATACGGATAACCGATACGCTCGGAATAACTTCATACATCTTCGCCGCCGCGCCGTCCGATAGGACGGGGATTTCTTCAAAATCAAGAAGTACATTTCCGTCATAAAGCCAAAAAATAATGTATTCCCAATCACTGCCAACAATAAGCGATTCAGTATAATATTCTTCCCCCTGAGTTAGATTTGTCTCATATTTGATAGTTTTGTTTGATTGTGTCGGAGATTCACTTCCAGTAATTGTAAACTGTTCGCATGATATAATATCGGGTGACATTATCCCGTTTTGATTTCTTATAATTATATCGGCGCTTGGCCTAAGTTTGTGTATAGTCGCTGGTAAGCCCTGAAAATCCAATTCGCTTATCACTTCTAACATTTCATTTTTTGTTGTTGGATCAGGTGGTATAGTATGAGCAGGGAGTAATCCCTGTGGGGTTGTAATATTTGCCTGATAGGGTGGAATCTCGCCGGAATCAGTATTATAAATCCCTTCTTGATAAGGCATTAGAGTAACTTCAAAAGTTCCATCGCCGTTATTTTTTTTCCCAAAACAAATCGCCGGAGTTGTGATACGGTCATAAACACCAAATGATATGTTGTCTCCCTCATGGGGTATGGGCGGGTCGGCGTTAAGCGGGATAGAAACGGTAAAGTTCCTGTAAATACCGGGTTCCGGTATCGAAACTTGAATCGTGCGAACTTTACCGGGATTTATGCCGTCAAATTGCATTATTTTGATACCATATAGTTTATTCATGTCGATAACGTCAAATACGCCGTCCGTCTGAATTTCTGTAATATGATTATTCTCAATTTTTAGGCCGGTTATTGTAGCGCCCTCTCCGATACCTACCACAATGGTATCGTCCTGGACATCGACTCGGTTTCCAATACCGACTAAATACCCGTCAGTTGATAATTTGCGTATCCATGTTTCTGGCCGTAGATGACGGCAGGCAAGCATATACCAGCCGTTTTTAATCACCTGTTTGTAATCGGTAACAAACGGCATTTCCAGGCTTTCTATCTTTGATTCAGGCCCCGGGCCAGCAGAGCCGTCTGCCATCACAAACACTTCTGTTTCCTGGTAGCCGTCGTCTCTGTTGACAAATCTGATTGAAAAACCGTCCGGCAAATCGTCAAAGTTTTTCTGATTCTTCGCTTCAAGGACGTTTTGACTGTTAAGAATTGTTACGGGATTTTCTCTTGGTTTATCAATGAGAATACCATAACGGTTTCCATTAAGTATTCTCATGCCTCTGCCTGTTGAAAGAATAACACCTAATAGATCGTCAACACGCTTTTCCGATATTAGCACCCCGTTACAGGTGTATTCCCGTTCCTCGCACCACTCATAGAATTCGCCAAATGAATCAAGGTCAAGCATTGAATCTGGATAGGCATTACTCCCCAGTGCTGGTGATTGAAGTATTTTAAGAGCTACCGACGCCGGATTATTTGTAGGCGTTTCTTCGCTGCTCCAATCCGTACCGTTCCATGTTCTTGCATAAGATGTAACCATACAGTTCAGCGCGTCAATAGTTCCCTGTAGATTCTCGGTTGCCTTAATTCTAAAGCCCAACCTTGCTGTCCTATCCCGGTATTTCTGAACCATTGGGGCTTGTGGTGCTTTTTGCCCTGTAATTAGGTTTACTGCGGTATCATTGTCGAAACACCATGTACGGATCGCGGTCAAAATTACGGTATCGGCAGTCCTACTAGTATCAGTTGGCTGGGGTGTTTCACGGACTATACGCAGTTCAATGGTTCTATTAACAGAGTTTTCTATCTCGGCATAAGAAAACGACTTTTCCGCTATAAACCGCATTACCTTTGCTTTCTGGCGCGTAATAGTTGTTATGTGGGTTGACGGATTGTAGCTTGTCGGGGAAGAACCACCGTCTGTACCTATTCTGCCAAATTCTTGCCATGATCCCGCAGGGTTTCCACGCCATTCAACTTTAATATCAACAGAAGCGTTCCGTTTTTCGCCTTTATCATTATAAGATATAAGACCGTTATTCAGTGTTATTTCTATTTGTACTCTTTGCGGGTTCTTAGCGGAAAAACGTATGACTTCAAGTTGATTCCCTTCTGCGTTCAGTAATTCGATATTAAGACGTTCTTCAACAACCCGTTGCGGATAGAGATCAACCTCTCTTGCAGTTTGCCTTAGTTCAATCTGAGGGTTACTTGGCGCAAAACTCGGATCGCAGAACCCGTCATATTTATCATAAATAAGGTAGCCGTCTGTAAAATGATCTGGATCAGGATTTCTTGCGAGGCCGCTTACTGGACCTAACCTTAATTCATCTACCCGAAGTTTCCCCCAGCCCAATAAATAAAGCGCGTTGTAATACTGGTCTTCCCCGTCTTCCCCGGCTATTTCGGTATAGGGAGAGCCGATGTACATGGGCGTGTAAAGGTGTTCGCCTAATACTATCGGTATCGACTTGTTTCTATTGGTTTGATTTTTTGCCCCTCTAAGCTGAGGAATACTCTCCAAGCCGTCCGCTGTGTTGGTGTCTGATGCTCCCGGAGCTAGCCAGCTTATAAGATGTTGTAGTATCGTTTTACCTGTAACACCGACGACTATAGCATCGGCGATAGTATAACCGCCAAGGGTTACAATTCCGAGAAATATCTCAACGCCGGACGATCCAGGCTTTCCAGAGGGGAACTCCCTTATGGTACATATATCATTTCCCTTGAATATATAGTTTTCATCTACTTCATAACCGTTCACATAAAGTAATGAATTCTCATAGTCAAATTCCGGTAAAGCTTCCCGGATGGAGATGTTTTTATCTACCGTAATCGTGTCGTAAGTATTGTCAAACGCGCTGCGGTATATGTTAATTATTGACACGGTAATATCCTTTTATTTTATTCCGGTATCTTGATAACGGCTCTATCACAACGCCTATTTTTTTTAGAGCGTGGATAAATGTCCCGTCCCCCAAACACACGCCGGTATGGGATGGCTGACCGAAAACAAGTATTTCTACAACAGCCCCTTCTTCCGGTTTATCAAGTTTTGTATTGGGGATAACGTTTTCAAGAGTTCGCATAATGGTTTTGTTAGTTTCCATGGCAGTGTCCTGATAAAAAACGTCCGGGACGGTTACCCCCATCCTGCGTAAAACCTCGATTACAACGCCGTAACAGTCCATGCCGTCCCTATCTCGCCCGTGAGGTTTATACGGTATGCCGACTAAATCTTTAACTGTCATGCGCACCCCGGAACAGTCATAGGCGTACATTTTATTGATGTGATTACTAAATTCATTCTTTCGTCAAAAGACATTTCCCATGAGATAGATAGCTCATTCCAGTTTGCAGCTCTAAGGATAAAACTGTTTTCTTCCAGAGATTCGATTCCCATAGCTCCATATTCATCATAAATAATAGCCGCTATAAATTGCAGTTGCGCCGGTATTTGTGTGCTTCTGATTCTTTCAATCCAGAACTGGTCTATTGCCGATAAGGTAAGCGTTGCGTTTCCTATTTTTGCGCCTTCTACACTAGGCGGCTGTATGGAAAATGAAGCGGCGTTGTAAATATCGCCATTATAAAGTATATTATCCGAAGAGTTGACAAAGTACATATCTCCGTATTCCTCATGCGATATTTTAATAAGATAGGGAAACTTAGCCGCAGTTCTTTGCGCGGCAAGCATTCTTTGAACTTTGGGAGATGGCATTATGTTGCCTCCATCCAGTTCATAGTTATTTCAAGGTTATCGCCAGAGGTATTGCTTTTCCCAATCTTTGATTCAGGCGCGAACTGGTATTCAACAAATACCTCGGTATTATCGTCTATTTTTGGATAGCCAAATGTATAAACCCCTTTGCGGCATACCGTTTCCCACCATATACCAAAGATACGGTATTCCTGTAAAGTCATATGCATTGTAATACTAAATCCATCCGGGGTATAAATACTGCTTGCGCGTACCTTAAATTTGCCGCTTCTAGTCTTATCGGAGATAAAACCTGGTGCGCTTTCCCAGGAGGAAGAGCGGAGTACCCTCCCTATACGTTTGCCGTTAAGAGTAGGCCATGCTATCATGCCGTAATCCTTTTTCCGTTTCTTCGCTGGTTCATGGCGTCAAAAGCACCGTCGAAACTGCCGCTGGCTATTCCCTGCTGGACTATGCCGTCTACAATAATCTTTATCTGCCGTGCCCCATCTGCGCTGGTGCTTTCTTCCGTAGAAACGTTTGCGCCGTGATTTTCTATGGTTATATAAACAGGAGCCGCGCCACCGCTCATAAGGCTTTCAGGGTGCTTTGTCGCGATGATATAGTCTTTTGGATCGGTGCTAAATACTCCATGAGGGCTCAATATCATGTCGTTTACCGATCTTGACTGCTGGAAGTTATCAATAGCAAATTCCGCGTTAAGGTGGCGTCGCTGTTGTAAGTAGTATTCTTCCTGCTCTTTAAGGGCAGCGTATAAATTCTTATACTGTTCATTGAGCGCCCGTAGCCGTTCTTCTTCTTTTTGCCTCTCATCATTTGTCGCAGTAAGCAGATCATATGTGTCTGCCAGTTGTCCCATAATGCCAAATGACAAAACATTAAGTAGCCAATTTAACCCTTTCCCCAATTCAACAAGCAGTCTGGAAACTATAAGCCCCGGCAGCAAGATTGATTTGAAGACATCTTTCATTTCCATCAGCATTGCAGTTATTGGGCTTAACACCTCGTCAGCGCCCTCAATACTATTCAGTACATTGGTAATAGCGCCTATAAGCATATTTATCAGCCCGACTATCGGGCCGCCCATTGCAAATCCTTGGGCAAAGTTTCCGACATCGGTTCCTTGTACGGCATTCATACCAGCTTCGGCAAACTTTGCCCCGATGTACTGACCATAACCACCTTGCCCTGAACGAATAGACCTGAGAGCATCATCAAGCGAGGTTGTTATTTCTCCAATGATGTCATAGCCGTCTGTTATATAATCCATCTGTTTTTGTAACGACAATGCGTGTCTTGCGTCTTCTTCGCTAATTTTTTGCTCTATTGACAAGCGTTTTACTGCAAGCTCATAACTAGACTTCCCGGCATCTACGAGCTCTACGGCTAATTTTTGAATATATTCAAAGCCCCTCGTATCCTTTGCCTTACTGTCTGCTTTATTAAGTTCCTTCATAAGTAAATCAAACGCAGCTTTATCTTTATCGTCTTTCATTATTCCGGTTTCAACTACAGCCGACAAAACCGATCTTATTTTATCGGCGGCGGTTTCCAGTGCCTGTGTTTCATCCAAACCCAATGCGTCATAGAGTGACGGTATTTTGTTCATGTAGTCAACTAGATCGCTTACTTCCTTAGCGTATTTTTCTATTGTACCAAGCTTTTCTAACCCGCCCTCAAATTGCCGTGTTTCCGCATTGAATTCGCCGCCTATATCTTTTTCCGAGTATCCGGTAGCTCGTGAAAGTATTTTTACCCAATCTTCATATTCTTTTTTTATTTTTCCGCGCCCCTTTTGAAGATTGGCAATAATTACGTTAATCTTTCTTTTGTATTCATTTTCCAATGGAGTAAATACCCCAGTAGCTGTTTCAAACATACTATCACGTAATTTAATCCAATCGGCAATTTCTTTCCTGATTCTTTCTGCATTTCCTTCTTCGGTGTCTTCATATGCATTTTCAATTTTTGCTATTTTTGTTCCTAAATCTTTTTTATTACTCTCCAGCCTATTAGCTTCTTTCTGAATCTCACCCTGCATTACATTGTAATCTTGTATATATTTTTGTAGTCCAAGCATAGTATCTTTCCAAGGTTCTCTCTCTTCCCAACTGAGGCTATGATTATTCCATATTCCAAGTACAGCATTATATAGCACATTCATATCTTCTTTTCCGCTCTCAATAATCGTTATGAGTTCTTTCGCTGTTTTTATATCCTGTAAATATCTTGCTGCTGCTTCATCACCACGCGCATTAATTTCTCTATTTTCTCTTATGCCATTATTTCTTATCGCAGCTTCTCTATAACGGCTTGCAAGATCTTCATATCCAGGTTGAAACATTTCTCTCAAAAATCTACTCACTGTCATGCCGCCAGAAGCTTCAAATTCACCAATAGCCAATTTTAGATCTTCTAAAGCTTGTTTATAAGTTGTTAGCCCTCCTGCGGCTTCTCTTGTTGCCATTGCGGAATCACCAAAGGCGTTTTCCATTGCTTCAAGATAAATAACTTGCGCTTCTTGTAATTGTCCAGCTTCTTCTAGAACTCTGACCATTCTTTTTTGTTCTTCGGTAAAAACAAAGCCCTGTCTCGTTAGCGCGTTAAGCGATTTAGTCGGATTTTCTAAAGCCCTTCCAAATACATTGGCCTGACTTGATAAACTACCCCCCATGACATCGGCCATATTTATCATATTCCCGACTAATCGCTCAAAATTTGCTCCGGTTATTCCTGTAAACCCCAATAAAACGGATTGCATCTGCATTATTTCATCAGTAGACCTGCCTGTTTCCCTTCGCAATGTGGTAGCCATGTTTTTAAGTTCTTCGGTTGTAGTCCACGATTTTGCGCCTGTAGCATCCAGTACCGCCCCTAATCTTGCGAGGCCAACTTCTTGCTGTATATAAGCTTCTTCCGCTTCTTTTGATAGGCGGATTTGTGCTGACGCTAATTCCATTATAGCACTGACAGCCGCCGCCGCAGGAGAGACAATTCCCATAAGCCCCGCAGCGACTGATTTTAACGGCCCGGGGAGCTTGCCTATAACAAGCTGTAAAGCACCGAATTTTTTAGCGGTATCATCGGTAGATTTACCGACTTTTTTAGACATAGCCTCAAAGGCAGCCATATTTCCGGTAGCGGTAACTACCCCTTTCGAGTCTACTTCAATTATAAGGCGACTTATCTCCGGTATAGCTTTACCCTCTAATTCATCATCTTTGGACTGAGGCCAGTTGACAATTCGGATATTTATTCGTAGAATGTTTATACGGAGATTTTGGAAAGGTAGAATGTAAACCGACTTTGGAGGAGTAGAAAATGAAAGTCAAAACAGCTCTTTTTATTATGCTTGCTCTCATAGGCCTATCGGTAGTTATGGTTATTGTTACTTTTTCCCTTACGGACTGGTCTAATCCAAAAGTGGCATCCGGCGATAAAAATGACAAAGTGTATACTGGACAAGCTGAACCCGTGCCGCAAAATCTTAAGAATGAGCGGGCATTATTTGAAGCTTCAATTTATAGTAAATTGTCTTCTTTGGAGCATGGCTCTGGATCATTACATTCTCCTGAATATAAAGAAGGTATAGAGCTATTACTTAAAGAAGCAACTCGATTATATAACTTAACCCCGTCTCAAATAAATTCTATCAAGTCTGGGCAATTATACATTGGCATGACTGAATCCTTACTATTTCTAGCGTGGGGGAGAACATCAAGAATGAATAAAACTACCACGCAAAATGGAGAAAGTATTCAATATGTGTATACAAAAAATCGACATAATGTGTGGCGGCCTTTTGTGCCTGGTGGATCGCAATATGCTTATACTGATAACGGCATTTTAATCTCTTGGCAAGAATAAATACTTAGGAGGTATTTTATGGCTTTTGGAATTATTTCTATCATTATCGGCGTGATAATTTTCATTGTTTCCTTATTTAACGGAATAACTACGGTTATGCAACAGCAAGTCCAGCATATAGATTATGCTATAGCCGCTATATTCTTAGTTGGCGGGATGTTGTTATTGAAGTTAGACAACAATAAAAAAGAGCAAATAAAGTATCTCAAATCATTGAATACAAATTTTGCTAATTTTGCAAAGTATTATTATGGTAATGAAGAGGAAGATAAAAAGGAGTAATCCTATAAAGAGGCCGTTTTAATCCTGTTTTCGGGTAGTAGGCCGTATTTAAGGTTTATGGTAACCATATATCTCTTTTAATGCTCCTCTCTCCATGCTAGATTTATTTCATGCGCAGCCCAAGAACACGCCTTGCGTATAAGCGACACTTCATAGACAGATAGATTACTTTTAGTTGTAGAGCAGAAAGCCTCAATATCCTGATAAGTAACGCCATTGGCGCACAAATAATACAGGTCGATAAAATTAGCAAACAGATCGGCAAAACAAACAGGAGGGGGAATATCGCCGAACTCTTCCGCTTTGCCGCTTCTTTCCCATTTCTCATAGCCGATTGAGTCAAGAATATGCTGCCGTTCGTCAAAGTGGTTGTAGTGGACAATCTTATCCCCCGACTTTCTGGTTCTATCGGCGTGCAGGAAAAAGAAGCGTTTTACCGCCTCTTCTAGTTCCCGCTCGGCTCTGACAAAAAATTGGTACGATCCCTCGCTTTATCAAGTACGAATTCTTTTACAGCCGGTATTTTGGAAACCAGCAGTTTGTAGGATTCTTTATCGTTCTTCAGTTCAACGCCGTTAATTGTAACCGGCTCAGGCTCTCTGTTGACTTCTTTCTTCCCCTTGCGCTCAACCTTCCAGCCGCGAATACCGGCGATTCTGGCTACTACGCCTTCTTCATCGGATTCTACAAGCTCGTCTATGGTGTCATCGTCAAACTCCTTGCTTTTTTGGTCGTTTGCCACAAGGGTTTTAAGCTTTTTCATTTTCTTGCGGCTGAATTGCTGTACCGCGTCCGAGTCGTCGCCGAGAATAAGCAGATCAAAATCAGCAGGCTTGCCGTAAAGTACAACCGGAAACCATACGCCGGAATCCGAGTTTTCCTGTGTTACTAGATTGTTTAAGTCCATAATTAGTCTCCTTCACTAACATCGACGGTGCAATTATCCTGATAATTGCCGTCAACTGTTCTTACAGTAATAGTCGCGGAACCGACACCGATAGCCTCTACAAGCCCATCCTGAACGGTGGCGACATTTACGTCATCGGATTCCCATGTAACCGCTGGGTTGGTCGCGTTCTGCGGCTCAACCGTTGCGGTAAGTTGGTGGGTATCTCCGGTTTCAAGATCAAGTATTTGCGTATCGAGATAAACGCTGGATACGTTTACTATAGGTATAGTACCTGCCCTTACCTTCTTTCGGATCATAAAGCGATTCTCGCCAAATGTGGCAAACGGCAGGGCCTGCTGGAGTTGTGGGTCTCCGCTTAACGAAGAGTTTTCAAAGCTTATTTTGAGAATAAACTCATACTCTACGTCGTCTTTTTGGTCGATTACCTTTATGTGGAGCTCGCCGCCTTCGCCGTCTTTTGCCAGATTGTAAAGTTTCCCGTCCTTTACATACTCGTTGATGTTTCCTGTGATAGTAAGCATACCCAAAGATTTCTCAATGGCTTCTCTCTGGAACAATCCGTTTAAGGATTCCATGCCGTTGTTGATTTCTAGGGTAATATCAACGCCGTCGATATATTCAACGGGAGCAGGATCATTCGGCCCCTTGAACTTCCAGCAACCTTCCAGAGTAAAGAATTCTTTTGTCTCGAAGGTATCCAGCTTGTTGGCAAGGTCAAACGGAGCAACGTCTTCCAGTTTTGGGTTATTTGCACCCATGAGGCCGAAGGTAAGCTTTACCAACGCGCCGATGGTAAACGAGATACCTAGAGTATTGAACTGCAAGCCCTTGAAAATCTGGTACATTTTCGGGTCTTGCGAATACTCTTTAAGCAGGGAGAAAATTCTCTGCTTGTTTCCGGGTACAAGTTCAAACACGTCATAGTTCTGGTCGGAAAGGTTAGTATTCCTGACAAAGCCATCCTCGCTACATAAAACGGCCTCTAAAAGCTGGTCATACTCCAGGGGCGCGAAATTTACAACGAGATCGCCTGAGTTTGAATCCGTACCCCGGAAGTTCTCCGATGGGTTACGTCCGGGAAGTTTGGTATCGTTTTCCACGGTCTCATACGAGCCTTCAAGCGAACTGGATACCCATCGCAGCGGCTGGACTTCCGGCGCGGCGGGATTAAGTTCCTCTGCTTCTTCGGTAAGCAGATATAAGTTTGTATTTGGGGAAGTTTTATAGGCCATAATTGCTCCTTAAATAATGAATTCTGATAAAAGAGTAAACCTGCGATTATGGGTTGACAATTCGGACATTTGTCCGTAGAATGTTTATACGATAGGAGAGGTTATGGCAAATTTTGAAGTAATGAAATTGACATATAAAAATTGTGTTAAGTATCAAATTTATAAGAATGGTAGTGCTATTGGGGATCTTTACGATACTTTAGAAGAAGCAAACAATGAGAGGCTAAGACTTGAAGAAGCGGGAAAACGAAAACTTGCCGAAAAAAATGACAATAATAATATTCATAGTAGCAGGTAAAAACAGTATCAGTATTTCATTCTGATATATTTATTTCTCTTTCAACCCCATGTCCGCAGCAAGCAGAAACCGCGTTTTTTACGTGTCCCATACAAGCGTCAAATCCTTCCGGCGTTGGGAGTTTACCGCAACGGACACATGGCCTTTCTTCATCTTTCAACAATTTTTCATTATCGGCATAACGCCAATCACCGCCGTCAAAGTAAATAGCATGGCCGCGGCTATGTGATACTGCGCTCATTTTTAGTCTTTCGGCAATGAAGCAGAAAACTCCACCCTGACAACCGTCCTGTAGTACGCTGTTTCCGCCCCGTGCATTGCTCTGTAAGTGCGCCGTACCATTACATCACCGAACATTTTCCCGCGCTGGAATAGTTTAGCGATCCATTCGTATTTACTATTACTCTCAGCTTGTCCCACACCCAGTGGAACCATAATGTCTATCTGGAGAATTCCGCTCCAGCGATTTTCTGCGTTTACTCCCAATCCAGCCGGTTCCGGCTCGCCCGGAAGGAAACTGAGTACAAAAAACTGCCTGTTTACCGGCTCCGTAAAAGGCTTGTTAGGGAGCGACACGTTAAGCGGGTTTCCGTTAGCGTCCTTTGTGATATAAGGTATGCTGGAAAACTCATTGAGCGTAAGAAATGCGTCTATTAGGGTTTGTTCGATGTAGGTGTCTGTCATAGATTCTCCGTTGCCGCTTTTACAGCAGCGTCCCATATTCTGTCCGCCATTGCCATTACTACACCGATCATTCCTTGCGGAGCTTGGCGGCTAAAACCGTCAATTGTTTTTCCGCTTTTAGTTGAAGGATCGTATGTATTTGAAGCGGTGAATTTCTTCTTTTTGAAAATCCCGAACCCTTTTGTTTCGTATTTGCCATAACCGCCAAATTCGAGTTTCCGAATATATGGGGTGTTGTTTTGAATATAGATCGTTTCATCACCGTTGTAATCTGAAAATCCAATTTCTAATTCTGCCTGTTTCATCATACTTTTCAGATTAGTACCTAATTTTACCGATCTCTTTGTTACTATTTTTCCGGCGTTTTCACCTTTGCGTTTTTTAACTTTTTTATATGAAACAGCGGCCTTATTAAAGGTTTCTTTGTCTTCTTGCCCGACAGTTACAAGCCAGTTTGACCGTGCCTGTCCGGTGTCAACTGGAGTACGTTCAACCACTCTGCTAAAAACACTGAAAGCGAATATCTTTACTGCGTCTTTAGGCACATCTTTCATTTTAGCAGCCCAAACTAGGGGATCGGTCGCCGATTTATCCCACCCCATTTATCGCCTCCAACCTAAACCTATTGTTAGGATTGAAACAATGCGTTTCCCCTAACTGTCCGACAAGTACGCCGTGATCTCTTATTTCTTCAAGAGCTTCATATTCCCATTCAACTGACCAGCCGCCGCCATGAAAGAAAACCTTTCCGTTCTGGTCTTTCAAATCTTTCATTACAACAATCTCATAACACCATGACCCGCTGCCGTCCTCCCAATGTTCATGGATTATGTCGTAGGTAT